ATGGTGGAACGCCAAGGTCTACACCCCTGCCGGTATCCTTAATCTGGCTGACATGGGTGATGGCCTGTACGATGAAGGTGAGTACAAGACTTGTCTGTATCCATTCGAGGGTTTGAATGAGAAGTTGTATGGTATTCGTACAGGTGAGCTAGTAACATTCACGGCTGGTACAGGTACTGGTAAGTCCAGTGTCATGCGTGAACTTATGCATCATGTACTGAACAACACAGAAGAAAACATTGGCGTGATATCCTTGGAAGAGAATGTCAGGTCCACCATCTTCCACCTCATGTCGGTCGAGGCAAACGCTAGGCTGTATATTCGAGAGGTGCGTGATCAATTCAGCATGAGTGACTTACGCACTTGGCAAGAGGCAACGGTAGGCACTCGTAGGTTCTTTGCCTTCGATCACTTTGGAAGCATGAAGACTGATGAGATACTATCCCGTGTACGTTACATGGTGAAAGCACTAGACTGTAAGTGGATATTCTTGGATCACCTATCAATCCTGGTGTCTGGTCTGGAAGGTGATGATGAACGTAGGAACATTGATAATCTGATGACCAAGCTAAGATCGATTGTTGAAGAGACAAATGTAGCCATGCTTCTTGTCTCCCACCTACGCCGCGCACAAGGCGACAACGGCCATGAGAATGGTAGAGAGGTTAGCTTGTCACACCTTAGAGGTAGCCAGAGCATAGCCCAGCTTAGTGATGCAGTGGTGGCTATGGAGCGTGACCAACAGTCTGATGATCCTAACATAGCCAACACAACAACTATCAGAGTATTGAAGAACAGGTATGCGGGAGATACTGGTGTAGCCTCTCACTTATTCTTCAACAAAGATACGGGAAGGTTGACAGAGGTACACAATCTAGGCGATGATCCAGAAGGAGATAGTTCAGACAAGGAACTTTAGAAATGGAAGTTGTCCTAGACATTGAGACTGATGGCTTAGATGCAACAGAAATATTTTGTATCGTAGCCAAGGAACGTGAGTCAGGTAAGATACATGTCTGGAAAGAGCAGCAGTGTTATGAAACATTTCCCTTGTTCGCAAAGCGTGTGTCTAAATTCATCATGCACAACGGCATATCTTTTGATGCTTATGTTCTTAACAACCTTACTTCAGTTGATATTGATATAGATCGTATTGAAGACACTTTGATCTTATCACAGTTGTCTGATCCTGTCAGAGATGGCGGTCACTCCCTGGAATCCTGGGGACAAAGGCTAGGCTTCGATAAGATAGACTTCCATGACTTCTCTTGTCTCACTCAAGAGATGGTAGACTATTGTATTCGAGATGTAGAACTTACTGAGAGAGTTTACATTGCGCTTCAGCCAGACATACAAGCTATTCGTAGACAGTGCATAGACTTAGAATATGAAGTCAGGAAGTTAGTTTCTCAACAAGAAAGGAATGGCTTCACCTTGGATATGCAGAAGGCTACTTGTCTTGTTGCTAAATTAAAAGATCAATCAGATCAAATCGAAAAAGATGTTACAGATATGTTCCCACCTATACCTGTACTCATTAGAGAAGTTACACCTAAAATAAAAAAGGATGGTAGCTTATCTACGGTTGGTCTAAGACATATAGAAGATATATCCACTGTGGGTGGCGTTCACTCTTCCATTGACTATCAAGAATTTAACCTGTCTTCCAGACAACAGATAGTTAAAAGACTTTTGTCTAGGGGTTGGAAGCCTAAGAAGTTTACAGAGAAAGGTCATCCGATTGTTGATGAGGGTGTACTGAAGGATGTAGATTTACCTGAAGCAAAGAAGATAGCAGAGTTTCTGATGCTTCGTAAAAGGATAGCGCAGATACAATCGTGGATAGATGCTGTTAAAGATGATGGAAAGGTACATGGACAGGTTCTTACGTTACGTGCAATCTCTGGAAGAATGGCGCATCATTCTCCGAATATGGCGCAGGTTCCAGCTAGTTACTCACCGTATGGTAAGGAATGCAGAGAATGCTGGACTGTTGGGGATTCACCTAATCTTGTACTTGTTGGCTGTGATGCTTCTTCTTTGGAACTACGTGCGCTGGCACATTATTTAGACGATAGTAAGTTCACTAGCGATGTTGTTGATGGTGACATACACACTGCTAACCAACATGCTGCAGGGTTAGAGACACGCGATCAAGCTAAGACATTTATCTATGCGTTTATCTATGGTGCAGGGGCAGCTAAAATTGGCTCTGTGGTGGGCGGTACGGCACAAGATGGTCAGAGACTAATAGATACCTTCTTGTCTAACGTGCCAGCCTTGGCAACGCTTAGAGCGAAAGTGGATGCTGCCTCTAACAGAGGATATCTTATCGGTTTGGATGGTAGGAAACTCATGGTGAGGAACAAACACTCGGCAGTAAATCTTTTAGTGCAAGGTGCGGGTGCAGTAATATGTAAGCAATGGTTAGTTGACATACATAATTTATTATCGTACACACAAATGAAAGCGCGTCTTGTTGCGTCAATACATGATGAATACCAACATGAAATTAATAAAGATCAGGCTGAAGAATTTGGAGAGCTAACCAAATTGGCTATGAGGAAAACTCAAGAAAGGTTAGGTATCAAATGCCCACTGGACAGCGAATACAAAGTCGGCCACAACTGGTCACAGACGCATTAGTAACTTTAACAACTGCAGAGTTAAGGACCAGTGCGTTCATTGGTAAGTCTCGTAGTCAAAAGAATAGAGGCGCTGGGATATTCGATAGCTCCATTGCAGATACTAACATGATAGATATCATAGGTGCAGAGGCAGAGTTAGCCTTTGCAAAGCTATGCAACCTATACCCGATAGACTTTATGATACTTGATCCTAAATCAAAAGCTAAAGGGACTGACGATGGTGATCTAAATATAGACGGTGTTTGTGTTGATGTTAAAACTACAATCCATGAGAATGGAATGTTAATTTCTAACTCAAGACATCTTTCCGGTATAGATTTATTTGCTTTAATAATAAAGAAAGGAGAAGATACGTTTCAATTAAAAGGCTTTATGCTTGCGGCTGAACTTATAGTTAAAGATAGGTTTGGCAGAGCAAACGGCAAACTTAGAAGACCTGCATACGTGGCTACACAAGATGAACTATATTGTTATGAAACCGCTATGCAGAAGTTAAAAAAAATATCTTGACACTATAAAATTATACCTGTATTTTATAAACTCAACTATCAAGCTAAGTAGTTAGACTTAGTAAACTGTAAAGGAGAATACACTATGGATACTCATATTATTTCTGGTAAAGCCTACTGGGCAAGCGTTGTTAAACCAAACACAACTTACGAAGATACGTGGCAAGTTGATGTTTGCCTTGATGAAGACAGTAAAAGTATGGTCGAAAGTCTTGGCCTTACTGTTCAGAACAAAGGCGATGAGAAAGGTGACTTTGTAAAAATTAAACGTAAAGTCTACAAGAATGACGGCTCTATGCGTCCCGCTCCTATTGTTAAAGATTCTGAAAACAACGATTGGGATGGTAGGCTTATTGGAAATGGTAGTCTGGTCAATGTTAAATTTTCTACTTATGATTGGAACTACAACAATAAGCAAGGCAAAGCATCTTTTCTTCTTGCTGTTCAGGTAGTTGACTTAGTTCCCTACGGGGGTGGTTCAGAATTTGAACCTGTTAAAGATGGCTTTGTAGTTGGTGGTGGTAGTGAGGCTGTTCAAGAAGCTCCTTTCTAGAACAGATCACAATAAGGGGTTGCCTCTCTGGGTAAAGTGCGGCTACTAAGTTAGTAGTGCGGGAGGGAGTCTAACACTTTTAAGGAAATAACTATGTCAAAACATGCTTTGATTACAGGACTTACTGGACAAGATGGTTCTTATTTAGCTGAATTACTCCTATCAAAAAACTATCACGTTCATGGTTTAGTCAGGCGTAGCTCAACACCTAACACAAAAAATATAGAACATATTATAGACAATCCTAACATCTCCATACATGTAGGAGACATGACTGATAGCGCTGGTTTAACTAAGATAGTAAACAACATCAAGCCTGATGAAGTCTATAACCTAGCTGCACAAAGCCATGTTAAAATATCTTTTGATACACCTGTATGTACGGGAGACATAAACGCTCTTGGTTCAATGCGTTTGCTTGAGGCATGTAGGAATATAAAAGATTGTCCTCAACCAAAGTTTTATCAAGCTTCATCCAGCGAGTTGTTTGGAAAGATACAGGAGCCAATTCAAAGTGAAACAACTCCGATGTATCCTCGCTCACCATATGGCGTAGCAAAACACTATGCTTACTGGGCAGTAAAGAATTATCGAGAAGCCTATAACATGTTTGCTTGTAATGGCATCCTGTTCAACCATGAAAGTCCTAGACGGGGAGAAGAGTTTGTCACTAGAAAAGTAACTAAGTATGTGGCTAACTGGCATCCAAATTCTAAGCCACTTGAGTTAGGAAATCTTTCTAGTCTGCGAGATTGGGGACATGCCAAAGATTATGTTAAGGGCATGTGGCTTATGCTGCAAGCGTCAGAGGCTGATGACTATGTGTTAGCTACAGGTAAGAAGAACAGTGTACGCGAACTGGTAGAAAGTTGTTTCCTGATAGCCTGTAACAGGACTATTGTCTGGGAAGGGGAAGGACTTGATGAGAAGGGATATGTTTTCTTCACTGACGTATACGACAAACCTCAAAAAAATTTAGTGGTTGTAGTTAATCCTGATTTTTATAGGCCATCTGAAGTAGATGTTCTATGTGGAGATTCCACCAAGGCTAAGACAAAATTAAAATGGACATGTGATTATAATTTTATATCTCTAATAAAAGAGATGTTACTAGCAGATAAACCAGAAAAAGATTGGTTTATAAACGGAGGTGAATTACCTGATGGTTACTGAAATTAACTGGCCTTTAGCCCATGACACTTGGGACAATAAAGAACGAGATGCAATGCATGAAGTTATTGCTTCTGGTAGATTTACTTTCGGAGAAAAAGTAAAAAAGTTTGAGGATGAATTTTGTGAGTACTTTGGATTTCCTTACGCTGTTCAAGTTAACAGTGGCGGCAGCGCTAACCTTTTAATGGTGGCGGCTGCTGTCGAAAGAGGATGGATATCCAGGGGAGATAAAGTTATTGTACCTGCTGTTGGCTGGAGTACATCTTACTTCCCATTTATTCAGTACGGCATTGATTTAGTTTTCGTAGATGTTGATGAAGATACTTGGAATATTAATGTAGATCAAATTGAAGACAACATAAAGGATGGTGTTCGAGGTATTCTAGCTATCAATATTTTAGGTAATCCTTGTGACTTTGAAACACTTAACTCTCTATGTAATAAATATGATTTACTATTATTTGAAGACAACTGTGAGTCTATGGGTGCAAAACAAGGAGACACTTACTGTGGTGGGTTTGGTGATATAGGTACGTTCAGTACGTTCTTCAGCCACCACATACAAACTATGGAAGGTGGTATGGTTGTCTGTAATGATCCTGAGACATATAACAAGCTGCTAAGTCTTAGGTCACATGGGTGGACAAGAGGTACAAAATACTACACAAACAATCCTTTTGAGTTTGTCACTCTAGGATACAACGTGCGGCCAGGAGAATTGAATGGTGCTTTAGGTTCTGTCCAGTTAAAAAAGCTAGAGGCTATGAACAACCAAAGAATTAAAAACGCAGATACATTTATAAAATATTTTGATAACAAAGATTATTGTAGAATACAAAAGGTAAAGGATAATAGTCTCTCCTCATGGTTTGGTTTTGGTCTTGTCTTTGATCGTAACTCGTTTAGACAAAGAACAAAACAAATTTTAGAAGAGTATTCTATTGATAGTAGACCTATATGCACTGGTAATTTTTTCAATCAACCTGTATGTAAAAAATATTATAATAACATTGGGAGAGGAGCATCACTGGTCGAAGCACGTAAACTTGATGACAATGGTTTGTTCTTAGGAAACAACCCTATGGATTTAGAGCCAGCTATAAAAAGCCTTAGTAAAATTTTAGACTACGAATTTAGTGAGAAAAATATTTTAAATTCAGGATCATATTAAATGGCAAAAACTATAGATACTATTGTTGAAGATATCTACAACATCTTTGAATGTGATGAAGAGGTTAAGGTAAAGAAAGAAGACTTAGATGAATTAGCAAAAGGTATAGTGGATGCTGTCACTGGCTCCATTAAAGAGAGAGAAAGATCAAGAGGTAATTTAAGGCTGTCTCTTATCGGTCATCCTGACAGAAAGATTTGGTACACTGTTAGAGATGGCGACAAGATGGGTAAGGAAAAGTTAAAGGGACAGGACAAAATAAAGTTCTTGTATGGTCATATCCTAGAGTGTCTTCTTGTCTTTCTCTCTCGTACTGCCGGTCATACAGTTACTGATGAGCAGAAGACTGTTACTGTTAATGGTATACTTGGGCACATGGATTGTAAGATTGATGGTGAAGTTATTGATATTAAGTCAGCATCTAATTACGCATTCCAAAAATTTAAGAATGGTACTCTAGCTGAAGATGACCCCTTTGGATACATGGCTCAACTAGCAGGGTATGAAGAAGCAGAAGGTACAAGCAATGGTGGATTCTTAGCTATCAATAAAGAGACAGGAGAACTGGCATTGTTTCAACCTCAAGAACTTGATAAGCCTAATATCAAATCAAGAATTACTC